TCCAATCCAGATGCATTGCGATTGATTTAAGTAAACCTGATAAAACTGATATAACACATTTTCTGGGAAATATATTAAAACTAGAAGGTATTTCTATACCAGTTATTACATTAAATGAAATTATAGATAACAATTATCCTGATATTCGTTCTATGGTAAAATCTCTACAGCATTACAAAATGTTTGGAGAACTTCCACAAACCAATGGAACACTTGCTCTACAGATACTTGAATTAATTCGAGCAAAAAAGTTTCAAGAAGCCAGAAAACTATGGATTTCAGAAGAACCAGACTACAAAAATCTGTTAATTTCTATCTATGACAACCTTACACCATGTGAACTTTATAAATGGGTAGAAACCATAGCAGAAGCATATTACAGAATGGTAATCGGAGCATTCCCAGAAATCTCATTTGCAGCATGTATTAAAACAATGTCAGAGTAGAATGTGTGAAAAAAGATGTTTGCATGAATTTTATAGTGAACGAGAAAAATACCAGTGCAGTTATGAAAAAATGAATAATCAATGTCCATATCCAGAATATAAATGCAATTATAAAAAACAAGAGGAAATAAAAAATGGGTAGATATCCAAAGGTGACAATACCACCACAAAAAGAAGAAATTATTCCTACACCAGATGAAGTTATATCAAGTGTAAATGAAGGTATCGATGCTTTATTTACTGTAGATACAACACCAGATACATTTATTGGAAATGTTAAACCAGAAAAACAAAGAGAAAGAAAAAATATACAACTTTTTTGTGAACAAGAAACTTGCAAACAAAGAGAAAACTACAAGGAAGGCTCTACAATTATTTGGGCTTGCCTTCGATGTAAACATCTTGGAGTAGAATTTGTATGACAACTTTGGTAGACTGGCAAATCAAAGAATTACTTACAAATGGTCCTCTCAAAATCACTCCTTTTGATCCAGAATTAATCCAGCCTGCTTCACTTGATGTAAGACTCGGATATTCTTTTAAATATAAAGAAAATGGTCATATAAAAAGTATTGAACTTCCATATGATACCGAAGAACTTGTAGAGATAAAACCACTGAAACGGATGCTTGCAAATACTCTTGAATATTTTGAAGTTCCCGATAATATATCTATTACATTATGTGGAAAATCAAGTATTGGTAGAAAAGGTCTATTTATTGAAAATGCAGGTTTTGTCGATGCTGGATTTTTTGGTACATTGACTCTTGAATTATTCAATACAGATGAAGAATCGGTCTTTATTAAACCTGGAAAACCAATAGGCCAAATACGAATAGAAAAACACAATCAATGTGCAATTCCTTATAATATAAAAGGTCACTATTGTGACCAACAAGGTGCAACAGAAAGTATTTTTAAAGACAACAAATTGTTTATGGAGAAATAATTATGAAATATAATGCAACTGTAAATATAAATGTAGACGATATCGAAATAATGGATTATATTGGAAATAATTATAATCCAGAACATATATTTACTGAACAAGAACTTTCAACATGGGCAGAAGAAAATGGATTTGTAAAAAAAGAGGAGTAAATGCCTTTTGCTTGCATGAATAAAATGATCAAAGGAAAATCAACTTTAGAAGATATTAAAGGAAAAGAAGTTGTTATTTTCTTTGGATTGGGTTTTTCTGACGTAAAGAAAGCATCTCTTTATAATAAATACATGTTTTTTATAAATCCCGGAATTATGCAAGGTTTGCTTATGAAAGGATTTTTCAAAGGAAAAATGCCTTCCTGGATAAAGAAACCAAAAAAAGACAAAACAGATTCTATCGATATTTATTGTAGAGACAACCACATTGATTGTGATGCTATAACAAAAAAACTTGTAGAAGAAAATAAAGAGTTGTTTCTACATGAAATTGGAGCAGATTCCAAAACTTTCGAAAAAGCAGGAATAACTTTCAAAAAACCAGAACAAGTTTCATGGTGGTGACTTTAAAAAGTCATCAAAAGGGGAAGATAATGGAATTACAAGCAATTGTAGGGATAGTAATCAATGAACTTAAACGGCAGGGATTTGAACTTACAATAGATGAAAATATCTATATTCTTGAAAAAGATGAAGATATAATCGAAATTGTGAGAGATGAAAGTCTTATTATAAGTAAACTTTAAATACTTTTTTGTTCTATACTATTTGTATGATAGTAGATTTTCTTTGTTATTTGGGATTTACAAAGAACGAATCTGTTGTTTTGAATGAAATGCTCTCTGAAAAAGAATACACACAAAGAGAACTTGAAAAAATCTGTGATTTAAGACAACCAGAAGTAAGCGTTGCTTTGAAATTGTTAAACAACAAAAAATTTGTAGAGATATCAAATCAAGTAATAAACAAAAACAAATCAGGAAGACCTGTATTTAAGTTTAAGATTTTGCGAAATAAACATTATATTATTGGTAGATTTGATTCAATTGTTGATAAAAATTATCGTGATGCCACCGATAAATATCAAGAAAATAAAATTTCAATACAAAAAATTGTAGATTCATTATGATTATATTTGAATCAATGGGTTCAGATATCATAATTAGGGGTAGAGATAGTCAAGGAAAAAGGTATTCTGAACGCAGAAAATACAGACCTTATTTTTATGTACCAAAAGAAGACGGAGAATTTACAGGGCTAAAAGGAGAGAAACTAGAAAAAATATACTGCAATCATCCTGCTGAAGTCAAAAAAGCAAAAGAAGTTTATCCAAAAACCTTTGAGTCTGATGTTACCTACATTAATCGCTACATGATAGATCAGATTCCAGAATTGCCACAAGAACCAATTCGATGTGCATTCCTGGATATTGAAGTTTATGATTTGGAAGGGTTCCCAGTCATTCAATCTACAAGTAAAAAGATTTTATCTGTTTCTGTTTACGATTCTTTCAAGAAGAAATATCATTGTTTTGCTCTACAACCTGTATTACAAGACGAACAGATAATAAAAAACGATGATATTAACTTATATCTATTTAATGACGAAAAGCGAATGCTTGAGAAGTTTATTGATTTCTATGAAGTATTTGACTTTGATATTACATGGGCATGGAATGGAGATGCATTTGATTATCCATACCTGTTTAGAAGAATGCTATTGCTTGATATAGAAATATCTAGACTCTCACCCATACAATCTGTAGACAAGTATTCTGGATACCCTAGAGGACGTGTATGGCTCGATTTAATGTGGTCATACGATAAACTTATGACATCTGAACTAGAATCAAAGTCACTTGATTATGTGGCAAAAAGAGAAGGTGTAGGAGAAAAGATAAAACATGAAGGAAGGGTTGCTGACTTACATAGAGACAACTTTGATCTTTTTATCAAGTATAATATTCATGATGTGCGTCTTATGGTTGAAATCGAAAGAGCAAAAGGCATTCTTAACTATTTTGATGCAGTCAGGAGACTTACGTATTCTTACTGGTATGATATTCGTCACAATAGCCGTGTGCTTGATTTTTATTTTCTAAAGAAGGCACATGAAAAGAAGATTGTCCTACCATGTAGTTATTATGGTTACAATCATGAACCAGTCGAAGGTGCCAGAGTTTTAGACCCGGTTGGTGGTCTACATGAAATGGTGGCAGCAATGGATGTTCGTAGTTTATATCCATCTGCAATTCTTGTAGGCAATATGTCACCAGAAACGATTGATGAGAACGGTTCCATAGTAATTGGTCCTACAAGATTTAGATCTGATGTTCGTGGGTTTGTTCCATCTGTTGTAGGGGAAATGTGGGATTTTAGACAATCTCTCAAATCTAAAATGAAAAACTATGAAGTGGGAACAAAAGAATACAATAAATATGACGAATTGCAAACTGTAGCAAAATTTCTTTTGAATAGTATTTATGGTGTTTTACTTGCTCCATTCTTTAGATTATATCGTCCCGAAATTGGTGCTGCTGTTACCTATTTTGGTAGAACTTTCAATCACTACATGGAAGATACTGTTCTTGGATTTAAAAAAGAAGTTGTACTTGGGGACACCGACAGTTTGTATTTTAAAATAGACAGTATAGAAGAAGGATTGGAGATTTCAAAGAAAGTAAATGATGGAATTGCAGAATTTATAGAACAAAATTTTGGAGATTCAAAATATAATATTATCTATGTTGAATTTGAAAAAATCTATAAGAAATTATTCATAATGGTAGATACCAAAAAGCGGTATGCAGGAGTTATATTTTGGAAAGGCCATTTACTACCAGAACCAGAAATGGATATTAAAGGTTTTGATGCAAAGAGAAGTGATTCACCTGAATTCATTAGAACATTACAAAAAGATGTCCTACATGATATTCTCTATGATATTCCAAAAAATCAAATTATATCAAAAATAAAAGAACTTAAAGATAATATTTTGGAAGGAAATTATGAACCAGAAAAAATTGCTATCCCAAAAGGAATGTCAAAACTTCCCCATGAATACATTAAAAATATTCCTGCTCATGTTAGAGGTGTAATATATTCAAATATGTATTTGGGGACAAATATTATACGCGATAAAGTAAAATACATATATGTTTCAAGCGTTCCGGAAAATCTTCCAGATACTCATGTGATTTCCTTCCTGGAAAAGATGCCAGAAGGATTTGAAATAAATAATAAACGAATGGCAGAAACATTAATAGATGCCAAATTTGAAAGTATTTTTTCAAACATGGGATGGGAAATGACAGAACTTGAAGGAATTAGCCAAATTAAAGGTGATCAGTTTTGGTAAATGAAATAGAAAAACCAACTACAGAAAATATGGTAATATGGGCAGAAAAAGCATATGAAACAGAACTAAAAGATTTACCTGAATTTATTCAGAATCTAATTGATTCATATGATCATTCTGATATGTCAAAAGTTAACATTGTGAATGTTGCCATTACATGTCTTCTTAAAAATCTGTTTTTCAATGAAACTCTTGATATGTCAGAAGATTCTGTTCTGTATGCAAAATATCAGATTATCAGAATGCTTTTCCCTCAGGAATATGGAGTTGGCCCATTTTCAATTATGAAATGGAATGAACTTCTTAATCCAACCGCAGAACCATATTTCAGAAGTATTCCACAGCAACTTTGGGAAGAACTCCAACAGGAAGCAAAACTTCTTCTTGAACAGGAAGCAATCGAAACCGGAAAATATCAAGAAAAATATGTAGATCACTGGAAATCAATAATCGAAGGAGAAGTTCCATTTGGTTTTAGACTTGTAGAGGCACAACCAATCGATCAAAATGATCAGTGATTGTTTTGTTGCTACTGCTCATGGTCCAATAGCAGTTTCAGATTTACAACCAAATGAACTTCTTTTTTCTTGGAACAAACAATTTGTT